CTCTCACAAAATTGTATTAAACATTCGTCCCCGGTCTTGACTGGAAAGGTCAAGCTAAAACCTCCGCCCCTAGGGTATACGATCGGTACGTTGATCAAGGGTGGTAGCGCTGTCGGGGTTAAGAACTCCGCCTCGCCGTCTCCAGTTCTAAATACTCGCTTGATAGCAGGCTGAATTTTAGCTGTCTGCATCTCAGGGTCAAACGTCTCAATAATCCCTGGCATTTGTGTATGAACTTCTTTTAACTTACTGTCGATACCTGTCTGTATCGCAGATGCCAGCGTAGCTATTGAAGTTGTGAGGTCAATGACGTCAGACATTACAAAGTCCACCCTGTCGCTGTAGATTGCCAATTGTTGCCCCGGGTGTCCCCAGAAAAAACAACTTCTACAGTCTTATAGAAACCATTCGCTGAAGTTCTTACCGTTGATGCGTCTCTAAAAGCTAGATTCTTAAGTCCGATTTGCGCAGAAGTCGCTTGTATCTCAAAAGGCGCATGTGGCAAAAGCTTGGGGTTTAACAGGGTTGTGACCTTAGCCCCTGTCTCGGTGACTGTGGGGATCCCTAGCATCCCCGTAGCGCCTTCAATCACTACAGCTTCAGTAGTTGATAAGGGTTGATCTCGGCTCGATGTGACTACCGCACCGTCTTGTATGCTCCAAGAGAATCCATATTCCCTAGCTAAGACGTCCATGATGTCCTTCGAAGCTCCTGACAACGTCGTACCCCGGAGTTTATCTTTAATGTTCGGGATGCCCTCAAGCGTGCCTACGACAATATCTTTAAACGATCTTGCCACATCCTGGACGATCTTTTGAGCTTCTACATTCTCGGAAAAGGTTTTATTAAAAATAGAATTATCCCAGGCTTTTTGTCCATCACCCGCATAAAGGATAGTAGTCATGTCTATGCCTTGGCGGGCTTGGAACACATTCCGAATTTGGCCTTTAAAGATTAAGCCGACCGACTCTTCATAACCTGCATTTAATATAAGTTGGGTATACTTGGCTTGTAGTAACGCTAAGGTATCTTGATTCGCATTAAAAAGCGTTATCTTAGCTAGGTTCGGGGTACTTATAAGGCTCTTTGTCACTTCGAATTGTATGCGCAAATTGTCAAGGGTCTTTGACTGTCCCGATGTCGTGATTATAGTAAGCTCGTATTTGCGTTTATACTGTCTGCTCATCTTCAGGCTCGAAAGTTAACTCTTCATCAGTTAATAGCACTAGCTTTACAATATCCCCTAGATTTTCAACTGTCGCATCTTGGTTGGGCTGTGCCGTGTTTACAACAAACATGTTAGTTAATGGGATGTTGTATTGCTGAACTATATCTACGCCCCCTAAAAGTGGAATTCCCATAATTAAAGGTGCCCCCGAAGTTGAAAAGTCCGCAGTCCAGTATCCCGCCCGAGTGTTAAAAGAGACTCGCAAGCTGTATATCACATCTTCTATGGCTATCGTGAAAGTCTGCGCGGAGTCGTTCGTCAAAGGTATTTCAATCATCTCTAAAACCCCCGCGCCCAGTCAAGTAAAGTCTTTGATATAGTCTTCTCTGCGGAGTCGATCGGCGCAGTAACAGCCTTTCTTCCCGCATCAATGGCTTTAGATGCTTTATCTTTTATGCCTCCCGTAGCACTTAAAAACTTTTTAGGGACTTGGACGACTTGAGACTCTGTTATTATTGCCTCCTCTAGCGTCATCTGTAACGGAACCGACCTAAAGGAGGCTTTATCTTTACTCGTGGTTATCGAAGTGATAACCATGTCTTGATACTCGCCGAGCCCTGTTTGAATAGTCAATGGCTCCGCAGCATCTTTTAGAGCCACTAGAGCCTTATATGACGTTGTGCTTCTTGTATCATGTGAAGATGTACTTGCGCTAAAAAAACCCGTGACAGTATCAACGATAGCGCCGAAAGCTGCAAACCCTAGAGGAGTGTCTGTAACTATGCCTTGTATAGTGTACTTCCTAGGTTGATAAATAACATGATCTGATACATTAACCCCGTTTTCTATAGGGTTCTTAGTCAGCTCCAGAGTCTCCGCAAAGTCCTCACGGATAACAGCGTCGAGTTTTACCCCCTGAAAGTCATTTTTCTTTCTAATAAAAAGATTCTCGAAAGCCATTATTGATCCACCGCAGTTTTAAGGTCGTTTGTCGTCTGAGTGAATATATTAGAAACCTGATCGGCTACGGCCTTGGGGTCTGCGGAGTTCGCATTTACGTTAATGCTTACGCTATCCACGTTAACGTTTGAAGTTCTATTGCTCGATGTTGGAGCTAGAATATCTGGACTTCTCGACTCTAAGGGCGATATGCCCGTAACATCCCCTAAGAAGCCCAAAACATTGCCCCCAAACTCCCCTACGCTCTGAACTCCTCGGCCTATCGCTGCTAGCCCACTTGTAACCGTCAGAGGTTCGGGGGCTTTAGCTGCGCCGGGCATAGCTTTGCTCATGGTCTTCTCGTTAGAGCCGAAGAGGTTAAAGATCTCGCCCCACCCCTTGAATATCATTAGTGTTAGATTAGCCATTGTGTCAAACACCGCCGCGATATCGTCTATTGTGCGCTTATATTCGGGGTACTTCTTCTCTAGGTCTCCGAATAGGGATTGCTGACCTTTGAAAAATCCGTGCGCATCTTCTGTTGCGGCTACAAAAGCAACCCCCAAGAGGGCTAAAGCTATAGGCAAGACCGCTAGGGCTCCGTCAGCTAAAAACGCAGCTACAGCAACCCCTCGGATAGCCGTAGCCATAGACACTAAGAGGTTAAGCGCCTGAAACGTGATAAAACCCGCTGCGGCTATAGTTAACGCTTTAAAGGCTTTAGTGGCTAAGTTGACATACTTGGGGATGTTAAGCTCAATAACGGCTTTATTTCGCTTCCACCAATCTTCTATGATCTTGTTTGACTTTGTGAGTGCGGGGGCTAAAGATCGGGTAAGCACCCTAGATATCTCTTTAGTAATTTGCCAAAAGTCTGTCAAAGAGTCGTTAAATTCTGCGGATACTGCGGCATCCTTTCGAGTTGTTACCCCAAGCTCTTTAGCTTCTTGTATAAGTTTCTGAATACCTTCGGGGGTCTGCTGCAAAAGGCGTAGCGCCCCCCGAATGCCGAGCTTGTCCGCTAGTTCTATCTGCTGGGTTTGGCTCAAGTCTTTAAACCTGTCACTTATTTCTAGTAACAGGTTGCTAATACTCCCCTGAGTATCTTCAGCTGAGATACCGAGGAGGCTGAACGCCTCAACCCCTTCCCCCACACCTCGGGCGGTTTCCGCTGCTCTAACCGAGAGCTGTCGAAGCGCGTCAGCCATTCCTTGCGCAGTACCACCACTTCGTTTTAATGCAAATTCTAAAGCGTCGATCTCGCCAACGGATACACCTATCTCATCCGCGAGTTTTCCCTGTTCATCGCTAGCATTTGCCGACGCCGCAACAAAAGCAGTCAAGGCCGCAGTCGCAGAAATCACAACCGTAGCAAACTGTTTAATAGACGTTACCGTTTTATCAACGTCACTCTTAAACTTGTCCAGCTCTTTACTGTCGTACTCAAACCCTAGTCCGACTAGTAACTCATCGATTACGGCCATTTTCGCCCTGTCGCTTTATCATATCTTGTTTAAAGTCTAGCAGCTCGTTAAGCATCGCTAGGTCTTCTATCGAATATGTGCCGTCTTGTAGTTCTCTTAGAGTACACATAGGAGGATCAACTAATAACGGCCTGTGCAAGTATCCTATGATGCTTGGGTATCTTCTGGTATCGAGCTCGGAGCCTTTTGAAACTTTTGTACTAGTCCCGACTCCCGAAGACCGCTTATTAAAGACGAATAATTCACACTTAGAATAAACAGCGATACCGGATAAATGTCAAGTAACGACTCCCCAGAAAAGTGCGTCGTAAAGCTAGACGAATCTAACCTAACCCCATCCCTCGAGCAACCTACAATAAGATCTTTTAGAAAATCTACAAGCTCCTGAGGGCTGCAAGATTTAAAGAGCTCGTGAAAAGTAGAACCTAAAACCTTAGAGTCCAAGCCCTCTTTCTTTTGATCTAAGCTTACTAGCGTGGATATGCTAGAGCCCAGGTATTTCATGAGCTTAAATTTTAACAATAACGCTTTTTCAGCGGGCCACTGAGTAACAGTATACTCATGCCCATTAATATTCTTTGTTTCGATCTTACAAGCCATACTTTTATTCTCCCGGTTCCCGGATTTTAGGGGCTCTAAAACGTGCAGCGCATAGCCGGGAACCATACACGAATGCACGCCTTAGAGCGTTCGCTAGTCTTATAGCTGCGTATAGGTCACGTCACCACGCTCTAGTACGATAGTCCACTCTCTCGTATTGATCCCTGCACCTAGCGTGAAATCCGCAGGCTTTTTAATATAGCCCTGCGACCCTGAAACGATCTCCCCGCCGAGGGTGTCTTTTAAAAGTACAAAGGTAGGGACAAATAGACCATTCTCTTGCGCAGCTAGCAACCCACCCATATACGTATTTGACGTTGACGTTTGAAGCAGGGTAAAAACAAGCTCCCCAGATCTATCGCCCATGTTAGACACGGCCATTTCACCCGAAGCACCTACTACATCAGTCATAGAGTCATTACGACGGCTGAATGTGATAAGGTCATCACCTTCAGCCCATCCTGTAATTTCGACGCCATTCACTAAAAGAACGGTATTTAAAAAGCTGTAATTTTTCATACTTATTTCCTATCTTACAAAAGTACCGTTAATTTGTAGGCCGTGCAAGGCTCCGGCTCCGATGACAGTAAAGCTCAAACCGTTGTACTGTCTAGCCTCCTTAGCACTCTGATCTACGAGAGCGACAGGGACGGCAAAGGTCTTATAACCTAGAGGTAAGAATTCACCCTCGATAGTCGTACCCGGCGCGATAAAACCATTAAAAACCGCTTCGTCTAAAGCTTTAATGACTTGCTGCTCTTCAGCGGCTACGCCCTTATCTGTGTACTGCACTTTAGTAGGCCGAGTTAAAGTATAGCCAAATACGTTTGTCTGAATTGCATTGGTCAGCCAGTCGATGCCGTGTACTTCATCAAAGAATCTATTTTGTCCTGCCGAAGCCATGTAAGACTCCGCATACATTGGGGAGCTTCCGACTACGATGTACGCATTTATGCGCTTGGTATCGAGTACGGCTTTTTGGTTCTGGGTAATCTCTTCTGGGGTAATCCCTGGAAGCTGCTTAAATTTAAGTGTGATAGTACTATCGGGCTGGCTAAAGTTAACTGTAAAGGCTCTGCCGAGTACCGAAAACTCTGGGTATAGGTCTGGCTTAGAGCAAAAGGTCGTGATCGTTCTGTCATACCCTGCATTCGACAGTACGTAACCTATATCCGTAGTCGATACACTGTCGTAAGAATCTAAGTCATTCGAAGTTGTAGCAAACACTTTAACGCGAGCCTGCGCCCAAGCTGCTGCGGCCTGTACGGCGCCCTCGCTGTTAACTTGTACACCATCTCGAACTTCTTTGGTGAATCCGAAGCCGTACCAAGCGGAGTTGACATTCTCTATAGCATCTAAAGACTCGGTAATAGTCTCCCCGTCAATTCCTTGAATAGTAGTCCCTTCGCCCTGCTGCATCTGCAACAAGCTAGATATGTCTGTCCCAGTGACAGGATCAACCGGCGTTAAAAAGGATATAGTCGACGCAGAACCCGCAACACCTGGATCTATCCGAAACCTGTTATCTTTATAAGTACACGTTGCTAACGTATAGCCCCCAGTAGCTACAGCTTGCAGCGCGGTTTCAATAACCGTAGCTACCCCCGCCATAGTAGTCTCTGAAGAAAAGTCTAAAGTCGTAATATCTTGGGCGTCACCGTCAATGGTTATTGCAAAAGATCCATCGGTGATAGCTGTAAATAGGGCTAGATTTTCAGGCGTGTCCGCGACAGAGCCCCCGCGAAGTTCTGCGGGTTGGTCATCCTCGTACCGCATAGCTACTTTAAACACTAAAGGCTTAGGCTGCTGAGAATAGTACGCGGTTGCCGCTGCGACTACTTCCGAGTCTCCCGGCCAATCCTCCGTAACTCCATCTATGTTAAGGTACTCTCGAATGCGTTCGGCTCTTCCTATGTTTCCGGCCTCTTTGGTCACTAAGTTGGCGACACCAAAGCCGAATCTAGGCGGAAATGTAGCGCCCACGGCGATATCTACATTCACGACCGAAGAAGTTGGGATATTAGACATAATTAATTAACCTCGATTGTAATTTCTGTACTTTGACTACCTACTTGATAATCCCCGGCGATAGATAGAGCCTCAATCGACCGTGTTATAGACTCGTCTGCCCCTATAGCGTGCAGTGTCACGTCTAGCTGTGCGCGGTCTTCCCACGTCCCGTTAACTGTGTCTGAAAGCTCCCGAACATTAGACCGAACTCCTAGGCCTGCACCGACGCTATAAAACAGATCCATGACTGTGTCCCTAACTAATCCTGTTCTTATTCGTCTTGCGTTGTCCCTTGCGGAGTCTCTAAAGACATTAATCGACACTGTGTACTCTCTAAAGCCTTCTAGCTTCTGGTCTAGGTCTGGGTCTTCTGTCCTATTAGTATAGTTTGACTCTTCCCAGCCGACACTCAAATCAGTCAAAAAGTCTACAGTCGCATACGCACCAAGAGGTCTAGGGGCGTCTTTCTGCTTGGCTTTAATCGCAAACCCAGGACTGTCTAAGATTAAGTCAATGCTATGCCTAATGAGTTTGTTTAAATCCTCATCCAAAATCATTGAATTTGAACCCCTACAACGGTGCTGTGTCCATATGCTGTCCAGTCTTTCGGCTGTACAACTTTGTATCTTTTGCTCTTATACAGGATCATGTCAGATATATTAGACTCTCGGTCTTCTGTGCCGTACACTCGTTTATTGCAAATAAAAAGCTTGTTGTTATCGTTTCTCTCGCCCTCTGGCAGTAACATAACTTGATCTGGTGTAGGCTGTTGGACGCTAGCTAAAGCCTTAAAAGTCGATTCAGTACCTTTTACATATAGCCCATCTACGTAGGAGCCCGGGGCTGTTCTAATAACTGTAACCACTTCAGCGGTGTCAATGTCTAGAGCTTCAGATACATTAATCGGCATTTTTCTTTCTCACCTCGTACCGGATCGACTGTCTCATATGCCCCGTGTCTACTAAAGGATTACCAACTCTATATTTTAACGGCGGCGTCTTTAGGTCTGTTATCTTCTGTTTCACATCTTTCTCAAGCTGTTGACCCAGAAGCCTAAAGGCCTCAAGTTCTGATATTTGACCGCCCCAAACCTTAGCTAATAACTTCGGCATCAAGGCCGTATACTTTTCACGCTTCTCTTTAACCGTAGACCGTAAAAAGCTCCGCTCTGGTATATGCTCGGCAGGCGATCCAAACTCATGCTTTACCCCAACGCTAATAACTGAAGTACCGTCAGGATATGGTAGAGAGCCTTTGGGAAGCCCCACAACAACCTCTTTTGGGGCTTTCCGAAGATCCTGTATCCTCTTAGATTCCTGCTCCAACCTTCGAGGTTTTTTCTTTATGCCTACTTTAAAACCCATTACAAATGATTCGCGGTTAATATGCTAACAAAACAACTCGATCTAATTTGTAAATACCTTTGCCCGTATATCGTACTTGAATAAAGCTGATCTCCGTATGACATATCTCCCGATGACGTAGACGCGTAACTAACCGAAACCCCTCCGGCTGTCTTAGTCGTAGGCGCTCCCGAAACTGCCCCCGAATTCCCCGATTCTGAGCCCGTACCCAAAGCTAACAAATGCGCAGTCAAGTAGCTCAAAGCTAAGTCATACTTGCATTCGCTACACCATCGGCTAGGGTCTGACCCAATTGTACAAAGCGCATCGTTAAGAAACATCTGGATACGCTCGTCTGGATACTCTACAGGATCCGAAAACTCTGGGAATCTATCTCTAAACTCTGGTATGGTTATGCTCATGACGAATGTAAGCCTTTAGTTAACATGAAAACAATCACAGATGCCAAAATGCCAACAACCCACTTGAGCACTTGAACCCCAACCATCGTCTTGCCGTCAACTTCGAATCTATTCTTTTCAAGCTTCTCAAGCCTCTGGCCTATAGCTTTTATATCTTGCTGGCCTCTAGACAGCGCTTCTAGTCGTATATCTAAAGTCTTTATGTCCGACTGTACGCCTACAACATCTCTAGATAGTGAAGCCTTGTCAGCCTGTGAAGCCTGCCAGATCTCCGAGTCATGTATGCGCCTACCGTAATCGTTTAACGTATCACCATGCCGGCGCAAGATTGACGTATGAGAGTTTAGCTTCTCTTCTAGTCGCACAACCTCAGATAGTTGTACTTCGATACTTGATAGCCGAGTAGATATAGAGTCCAAGGATTTCCAAAGCCGAGCCTCAGAAATATGAGTCGCATTCCCGCCCTCAGACTCTACTATCTGCATAGTTATTCAGCGTCTTTAGCTTTCTTTTTCTTGACGACCTTCTTAGTACTAACTGAAGCCTCTTGCTCTTTAGTCGCGTCTAGCTCTTTGTTATCAACTAAAGAGGTACCGAAGTCGATAGCACGAGTATCACGGAGCATATTGATATACTTCGAGTTTGGGCTGTCAAGTAAAGCTTTCCAGGCATCATCCGGTACTACATTAAAACCCGGCTGAAGACGAACAGTGACACTAGTGCCCTTGCTCATGCCCTTCAAGTTAAAAACCCTTTCGCTATTGTTTTGAATGCCTGCCATAATATTAGATCCCGGTCAAAATATTCGCAGAAAGTGGATAGTATACATTTAAGCCTGCTAATCTAGCTCGCCCAGGGACAGTGAACTCTAATCCTTGGACTTGCGCGGCTAGATATTCCACCTCTAAAGGAACCTCAAGCTGGAGCTTATCAGGATCTAGATTATACCACACCATGGCATCCTCTGAAAGCAGCGGGTTATTAACAGCGGCGCATTCGTTCAAAGGCTTAACTTGATCCATAGACGTCAAGTACGGCGAATTGGCAACTATATAAGCCAAGATAGTCATGTCCGAGTTAGTACTTCGTGGGGTGCTTGCGATATACGAATACTGAGCTGGAGCTAGCCATAAATTCGAAGGTCTCTCAACCATCTTAGTCAACTCAAAGATGTCTGATGCTCCGTCATTGATATCAAATAAGATCTCATCTGGGGACTTATTAACCCACTCTGTGCCCGAGCCTTGATCAACTACAGAACCCGTTGGAATGTTCGGGTTACTAAAGAACCCAGGCAGCCCATAATCAGAGTCGCCATAAAACGCAACTTTATTAATAAATTGCTCGACCGCTCGCATTGAAGCATTCGCGCGGCGTTGGTCAAGAGCGACACCTGTCAGTCGTGAGGAGTTAATCTCATCGATGTTATACGCATAGCTCGAACCTACAGAATACACCTGGATGGTGGTCTCTTTCCCAGCTGCGTCCGCTCTGGGGAGGTCATCAGCGTACCCATTAATAATCTTAGCATCGCCAACTTGGTCATATGTGCGGTATGTAATGCTTGTAACACCTGCACCGGCTTCATTAGACACGGGAAAAACTTCACGGGCTTTTAAGTCCGCGTATTTAACATCATAGCTTTTAGACTTGATATATTCGAGTTGACGCTGGAAAAATACAGCCCCATCAGCATCAAACTGCGGAGCCATGCCGATAGCGTTAGCTATTGCAGAGTCTAAAACGCAATCTTTACCTTCTTTATCTTTTAAAATCATAATCCTATCCCCTAAGCTCCGGCTGTAGTTGCGCTAGTTTCGATCTTGATAACTCCAAGCTCACCCGCTGCGGCAGTAGTTTGCCAAGCTGCATTTGTTAATTGAGTCTCACCCACAGCGGCTGCCCCAACGTCAAGCACTCCAGTTGTATCTGTATACTTAACAAGGTCGCCAGGTACGCAACCCGCAGGACATGTCACATAGATATAGCCAGTTCGAAGGATACCCATAGCCTCCTGCTCATCCCATTGAATAGCTCCGGTATTTGCTGCGCCTTCTTGATCTAGGGATCGAATCGATACCCCTAAGAATGACGTGCCGCCTAATACTGCCTGGTTATCTCCAGTACCTTGAGATACCGCCACACCAAAAGGTACTCCCGCAGACGTTTCTACGGCTCTTGTAACCACATCGGCAGGGGCTAAGGCATAGATAAGCCCTGGCAAGCCTTTCGCGATGTCTAACTCGTATGAAGTCTGAGCGCTCATAAATTTCCCCTTAATTTGTTTTTGGTTTCCACGCCTCGCGACGAGCCTTAACTGCTTTTGCACGGGCTTGCGCGACTGGGTCAGGTGCTTTTTCTGTATCTGACATGTAGGCCGTGTTAATAGCCGCATCCACATTTGTTAGGTCTTTTGTCTGCTCCGCGAGCATGTCAAACCGCGCACGAATGTAGTCAGTTGAGACCTTAGAAGCGTCTACAGTGGGGCATTTAGCCGCCACGACCTCGGATCTAATAGTCTCGCAATCCTTGCCCTTATGGTCAAAGTTTGGCATGATCTTGAGCGCACTATCACGGGTATCTAGTCGATTCTCTAGCAACTGATCCAACATCTCCGCGTTTGGAATCCTTGACACCGCATCATCAAGTTTAGCTTGAAGGACGTCTACTTTTTTAAGGGCGTCCGAGGTCTCTTTTTTGGTCTCCTCTTCTTCCTTCTCTTCCTTCTCTTCCTTCTCTTCCTTCTCTTCCTCGTCTTTCTTAGCCTTTTCCTCATCCGCTTCTTTCTTTGACGCCTCTTTTTGTGCGTCTGCGAGTTGAGACTGTAGCTTGTCTAGAGCTTCACGCTGTTTATCATTGACCTCAAAGTCAACACCTTCTAGAGTGAGTGTTTGCATTGTTATTTCCTCTGGTTTACTGTCAGCTATTCGACACGCCGCCCCACAGCGCCCCGCGTCTACTATAGCAATATGATTACCTCGAATGTCTGTTTGAATCGCATCGTAGGCCTCCCCGGAGCTTGTGACCCCCGGAGTCCATTCAATCTTAGACGTATAGCCGTTCGAGAGTTCTACTTTACCAGATTTTACACGTTCTATCGCGGCACTATCGGTAATATGCAGCACGGCTTTAACGTAATCCCCGTCTTTAATTATGTCAGGCTCACAAAAGCCAACGGCATACGTTTTAGTATTTTTTGCATCCAACAAAACGGGAGGGTGGTTATCAGTGACAGGCTTGCTTGAAAAAGAACCCAAAGAATCACTAGAAAAGACCTCAGAAGCTGGGCGATATACTCTAACTGTGTCAGTAACTTCCCTATCTTGAAGCCCCATTTCACCAGCATAATATTCTTGTACCCCAGTTCTAGCGATGCGGGCAGGTACGATTAAGTACCCTTCATCGGTATAGGTTCTATCACTCGATAGTGGTATGCGGTCGTTTAATATCATATCGAAACTTTTAAGCTATTTGATGCGCTCAGAATAGCTTAAAATGCAAGCATTTTCAAGCGTTATGTGCCTATCTGGCTAAATTTTTATCACGGGTTGCGCAATACATCTACAATTAATATCGTGCCCCGGATGTCCCGTAGCTTTTGGCGGGTCGTCCCACCTAAAAGTTTTACCGTCATTGGCTCGATGCGTTGGCCTAACTCTATCGTCTTTGGACGTCACCCACACGTATTCTTCGATACCTAGGTTCTGCTGTCGTTGCTGGGTTATCGCCGAATTTAATTTGGTCGTCTGATCTCTTGATATAAGTTTAGCGCGGTTTCTTGTTTTTCTACTCGTATCGTTCAATAATTTAACAATAGCCGCCGCTGCCATGCCTTGATTTGTACCGGTAAAAACCAAGGACTCGATTTGCGTGAAATACTGCTCGGGGATCGAACGTATTAGGCTTACATTTTCTCTAGTTGAAGAGTTTAGGATGTCCGTCAAGCCTTCGTCGGCAATGATATTAGATACATTTATGCCTACAACGGACTCGATGGATTTATAGAATCTTTTGCTGTTCTGGGAGTCGACCCCACTAACAAAGCTAGATGCCGTAGTTTTGCCGAACTGCTTCGTTAATGAGTCAAATCTAAGCCTGAGCGCATCAAGTGCCGCCTCTAATGCATTCGAGTACGCATCATTGACATACGCATACTCAAAAGATCGGAGGGCGGGCACAACGGTAGTGTTTACCGCCTCCGACATTCTCTTTACCAGCTCTAGCAACTGCTTTCGGTACTTAACTTCTGGGCTCTTTGGGGGATGTACTCTAGGAGCCTTCCGGGTCTTCTGGCCTGATTTTGGCCGGGTCTCCCCCGGCTTGAGCTGCGTTTGCAAAGGTGCCAAAATCATCGCCATCGTCTAAGTCCCCGATACTCTCTAAGTCTTCTATATGCTCGTCTGTGAGGTTTACGTATACACCCTCTTGCTGTAATTCTCTAGCTATCACAGGCTCATCAACTACCCCACGATCTAAATAAATTGCATCCCTCTGAGCATTAACAAATTCAATATCCGCTGTCTCTTTCTGCGTAGGCTGAAATATAGGGTTAAACTCATATGCCAGATCAGTCTCTTCGGGCAGCCCGATATTCTTAGCCATCAACTGATCAACTATGTCCAGCCCTGGCGAATACTCCACAACTTGCCGAGCTTTCAAGTTATCCGCGTAGTTTCTTAAGTCACTCTCTCCCGTGGAGCTTAAACCCCCAGGGCTGCGACCCATAAACCGAGTTCCAGGAATGTCCGACGCCGCCGCTAGGATTTGCCCATATTTCTCTATAAGCTCAGGGAGTCCCGCGAATGAGTTGGACTGTAAATCTACTGTGTCTTTTTCATCCACGACTACGCAGTT